TTTCGAACGTATCGGATTAAATTCTGTAGCAGGTTATCAACTTAAATCTGCAAGAAGATCTCTTAATATCCTATTTCAAGAATGGGGTAATAGAGGTATTCATTATTGGGAAGTAGGCTCAACTAATCTAGATCTCATAGAGGGTCAGGCAGATTATGATTTTTTTAGATCTAGTGATGATGGAACATCAGCAACAACAACAGATCCAGCTAGCGTGTTTGGGATATCCGATGTCCTTGAAGCACAGTTAAGATCTAATAGAACTCAGACAACTCAATCTGATAGTCCGATGACAAAAGTTGATAGATCCACGTATGCAGGATTTTCAAATAAATTATCTAAAGGAACACCTAATCAGTATTGGGTGGAGAGATTTATAGATAAGGTTACGATACACATCTATCCGACACCAGATTCAACAAACGCATCTAAAGATATGCATTTCTTTTTTATAAAAAGAATACAGGACGTGGGAGATTATACAAATGCAACTGATGTGCCATTTAGATTTGTTCCTTGTATGGTATCAGGACTTGCATATTATCTATCACAAAAATATCAACCACAACTCATACAGGCTACAAAATTAGCTTACGAGGATGAGTTTGCAAGAGCGCTAGCGGAGGACGGATCAGCTTCAAGCACACACATAACGCCTAAAGCTTATTATCCGGGAACATAATGGCAAAGTACGCAACAGGTAAATACGCAAGAGCAATATCAGATAGGTCTGGTATGGAGTTTCCATATAAAGAGATGGTCAGAGAGTGGAATGGTGCGTTTGTTCATGTGTCTGAATTTGAACCAAAGCAACCACAATTAGAACCAAAACCCATGAATGGTGATTCTATATCTTTGAGACACGTAAGACCTGACAGAATAGAAACTGCTGTTCCAAAATTATTACCATTAAATGCGTTTACAACAACAAACGGATCGACAACAATTAGTGTCAATGAGCCAGATCATGGTAGATCAACAGGAGATACTGTTAGATTTAGAGACGCAGGTGTTGTTGGAGGAGTGTCTGCAGCAACAATAAATCTAGCTGCGGGATACACGATTACAAAGACAGATACTGATAATTATACCTTTGCAACTGCAACAACATCTAGTATAACTGAAACAGGAGGAGGTGGTTCTGCATCAGCAGGACCTGTAACGGTAACGGCATGATACAACATATTAAAAATTTTATTTGTGGTTTATTAGGAATCAAACAGTGCGCATGTCCAGAGGATATGGATGAGCATGAATTAATGTTATATCCAAAAGAACCAGATACACCGATATATGAAAACGAGGAGGCTGTAAAAGCTGAACACTGCTCCGGTCACAAAAGATTTAGAAAATCTTGTCCTCGTTGTCAGGAGATAATAGCATAATGGCAGGGTTAAGCGCATCAGGGTTAAAAACACAGATCAGAAGTTATACTGAGACTGACTCTAATGTTTTATCTGACTCTGTTTTAGAAAATATAATCTTAAATGCACAATACAGAATATTTAGAGATGTGCCTATTGATGCAGATAGAAAACAACAATTAGGTAATTTTGTTGCTGGGCAGGAGTCTATTAACTGTCCTGCAGGAGCTGTGTTTATAAGAGGTATACAGGTTTACGATACAAACGGATCAGCTATTACGGGAGCTAACAGATGGCTAGAGAAGAAAGATGTAACGTATCTTCAAGAGTATCAAGACGTTACAGGGACGTCAGCGGCACAAGGTCAACCCAAATATTACGCAATGTTTGGTGGTGCTACAGGTGAGGCAGATACTAATTCAGGAAGAATATTTGTAGCCCCTACACCAAACACCACATACAGATTTAGGGTTCATTTTAACAAAATGCCTGATCTATTAGAAGATAATGACACCAACTATATCAGTCTTAACTTTCCAAATGGACTGTTATATTGTTGTCTATCAGAGGCGTACGGCTTTTTAAAAGGCCCGATAGACATGTTGACTTTGTATGAAAATAAATATAAACAAGAGGTACAGAAGTTTGCTAACGAGCAAGTTGGTAGAAGACGAAGAGACGACTACACTGATGGCGCTGTTCGTATACCGGTAACCTCAGCAAACCCGTAGGAGAATAGATTATGGCAATATCATCAGCAATATGTTCAAGCTTCAAACAAGAGCTTTTACAAGGTAAACACAGTTTTGAATCTTCTGGTGGACACACTTTTAAAATAGCTTTATTTACAAGTTCAGCATCTCTAGGTGCAGCTACGACTGACTATTCAACATCAAATGAGATCACAAATACATCAGGTTCTGCATATACTGCAGGTGGTGCAACTCTAACTAATACTGGAGTTGGATTAACAAGCACAACGGCGTTCACAGATTTTAGTGACGTGACTTTCTCGTCTGCATCTTTCACTGCAAATGGTGCACTAATATACAATACAACAACAGATGGTGGATCAGGAACAACTGATGCTGTTTGTGTTATTGCATTTGGTGGCGACAAGACTGCAAGTAACGGAACTTTTAAAATAGAATTTCCTACAAACGATTCTTCTTCAGCAATAATCAGACTAGCATAGGAGGTCGACCATGTCGACGACTTCAGGATGGGGCAGGTTAACCTGGGGCCAGGCTTATTGGAATGAGAGCACAACTTTTAAAACAGGTTGGGGCGCACAGGCTTGGAATGATGGTGAATGGGGAGAACTCAAAGACGTAACAATATTTCCAACTGGTTTATCAATAACATCTAGCGTTGGTTCGGTTGATATACCCGATGTTATAATCACACCAACAGGACAATCTATTACGTCCTCACAGGGAGAGGCTTTTGTTCCGGTTGTAATAGAAACTGGTCTATCAACCACATCATCGCTTGGTAGCGTTTCTGTGGTTGACATGCAGGTTGGATTGACTGGCCAATCTATAACTTCTTCTGTCGGTTCTGTGACAGTCAATGATCTGACTATTGGTCTTACAGGCCAATCGTTTACCGCAAGTCAAGGAACGGCAAAGGCACCAAACGAGACAGCAATTCTATCTGGTCTATCTATCACATCGACACAAGGAACTGCAGCAGGTATATCCTCACAAGAGGCACAACTAACAGGAGTATCTTTCAGCGCTAGCATTGGCAGTGTTACAATACCTAATGATGTGGTTCAGCCATCTGGATTAGAAGCCACATTTGCTCAGGGAACTATTGTAGGTTTAGGTGGAGCTGTGGCTCAACCATCAAGTCTGAGCATGACATCTAGTGTTGGTTCTCTGACAATAGAAGAGGGCTTAGGATTAACAGGTCAATCATTTAATGCTAATGTTGGATCTATATCATTAACTGATATCACCATAGGATTAGACGGTTTTTCAATAACTTCTAGTGTAGGAGCTGTAGATATCTTTGCTTATGGTGATGTTGACACCGGTTCAAATACGTCTTATAGTAATGTTTCGACAGGTTCGAATGATACATATTCGGATGTTGCAACTGGATCAAATACAAGTTATAGTGACGCTGCATAGGAGATAATTTATGGCATCAACATTTACACCTTTAGGGGTAGAACTTCAAGCAACTGGTGAAAACGCCGGTACATGGGGGACGAAGACTAATACAAATTTACAATTAGTAGAACAATTAGCAGGGGGATTCACACAACAAGCTTTTTCTAGTGATGCAGACATTGCTTTATCTGTTTCTGATGGATCAACTGGTGCAACTCTTGCACACAGAGTTATAGAATTCACTTCATCAGGATCTTTAACAGCTACTAGAAATTGCACTATTCCTCTAGATGTACAACAACTTTACTTATTAAAAAATTCAACAACTGGAAGCCAATCTATAACATTCAAATATGTTAGTGGATCAGGTAGTTCTGCCACAATAGCAAATGGTAAAACCATATTAGCTTATGCAAGAGCAGATGATGGAACAAATCCAAACATAACTGCAGTAGAATTTGGAGGAGATGTTGTTGATGATACATCTCCACAACTAGGTGGTGATCTTGATATGAATGGTCAAGATATTGTAACCACATCAAATGCGGATATAGATTTAGCACCAAATGGTACAGGACATGTAACTATTAAAGGTAATACTAATCAAGGTACCCTTCAGCTTAATTGTGAAAATAATTCTCATGGTCAGCAAATAGTAGCCGCACCACACTCAGAGTCTGCTAGTAATGTTTTAACTCTTCCTAGTACTGGTGGTAACGCTAGACTAGTTTCAGCAACCTCAACTGCTACGCTTACAAACAAAACTCTAACAGCTCCAAAGATCGCAGATGCAGGTTTCATAGCAGATGCGAATGGAAACGAACAGATCATATTTCAAACAACATCCTCAGCAGTTAATGAATTAGAAGTAACCAATGCTGCAACAGGGAACAACCCTGCTATTGCTGCGTCAGGTGGCGATACAAATGTCGGTTTAGAATTTACAGCAAAAGGAGCTGGATATATTAAATTTAACGATCTGGCTTATATCCCACAACAGGCACTAACATCATCATCAAATGCCGTGGCCTGGGATGTGCAGGCAAAACCAAACGCATACCATCTAACAACAGAAAATACTACATTTGCTGCACCAACTAATTCTGTTGAAGGTTCATTCATCTGTCTAGAAATTAATTATAACGGTTCTCATACAATTGCCTTCAATACCGTCTTCGAGTTTGCAGCATCAACTGCACCAACATTTACATCAACAGATGGTAAAACAGATATTCTTGTATTTAGATACAATGGTGCTGTATGGCAAGAAGTAGGTAGAACATTAAATTTAAGTGAAAGTTAAGATATGCACGCAATAGTAGAAAATGACGAAGTAAAACAAATTATAACTAACCCTAAATCTTTAATTATTAATGATGTAAGGTACCCAGCTAAAATTTTTCAGTTATGGTCTAAATCTGAAAAAGAAGCTATTGGTATTTATGAAATAGTGGTTGATAAAACAAACTATAAAGATACAGAATATTATATAAATACAAACTCAACTTACACATTTGCAGATGGTCAAGTCACAGAGTCTTGGGGAACTGCAACATCAAAAGAATTAGAAGATAGAAATGCAACAGATGAAAATGGTGTTGAATTAGACCCTGTTGTAGTTATCGAGGGTTTGAAATCACAAAAGAAAAATATTGTAAAACAACAAGCATCAGGATTGCTAGCACCCACTGATTGGCATGTGATTAAAGCAACAGAGGTAGCTGATTACAATGTTCCTGAAAATATTACTACATTTAGAGCAGATGTGAGAGCAAAATCAAATGAAATGGAAACTCAAATAGATGCTTGCACTAATGTTGATGAACTAAAAGCATTATACGAATACACAACACAAGAAGACGGAACAATTACAAGACCACTAGCAGAATTTCCAGAGGAGGTTTAATGTCATTACTTATACCTGGAACTAACTCCATAAAAGATACAGGATATGATGTAGCTAACTCATTAAGATTTAATGATGGTAGTTCAGAACAATTATATAGAGTGACATCAGCAGGAAGTGATTACAAAGCAACATTTTCTGCATGGGTTAAAAAATCGACACCAGAAGTTGAAAACACTATGTTATATGGTTATTACAATAGTAATAATAAGCATACTCTTAATTTTTTAAATACTGGTGAATTGTATATTAATTTAATTGTTGATGCCTCTACTAAAGCAACAATTCAAACAAACAGAAAATTTAGGGATGTTTCAGCATGGACACACGTGGTGGTTGCCTGGGATACCACACAAAGCACATCATCAGATAGAATTAAAGTATATATCAATGGAGTGCAAGAAACTTCACTTGCTACATCTAATTACCCAGATCAAAATACTCAAATACAGTTTAATAGAAATACAAATGGTACATATGTAGGTGGACAAGCTGGTTCTAATAATTTTGATGGCTATATGTGTGAGGTAGTTTATATAGATGGGACTGCATATGATCAAACATCGTTTGGACAATTTGATTCATCTAGTCCTAATGTGTGGGTGCCAAAAGATGTATCTGGACTAACCTTTGGCACAAATGGATTTTATTGTGAGTTTAAACAATCTGGAACAAGTACAGATGCTAGTGGCCTGGGTGCAGACACAAGTGGTAATAATAATCATTTAGCAGCACAAAATTTTGCAAGCATAGATCAAAGCACGGATACATGTACAAATAACGGGTGTACGTTAAATCATTTAGCAAGTGACACAACTCCAATTTTTACTAATGCAAATTTGACAATTAACGGCAATGGTAACAATTCCTCAAATGAAGGATGTCCAGCCACATTTGTTTTATCAAAAGGCAAATGGTATTGGGAGATGAAAAATGAAAGTTCTAATCATGCAAACTATATTATTCCAGGGTTTATGGATGCAACATATTATGGAAATTTAATAACAGCAACTGGATTACCTGGCAATTATTATGATGCTAATAATGGTTTTACTAATAACGTGCAAGGTGGTGGAGATAATATTAACTACGTAATACATAGGGCTGGAAGTTCAAACTCAGGACTTATTAGTGGTGGTCTGCTTCAAAATCAGGTGCTTTCATTTGCTCTTGATCTAGATAATAGGAAATGTTGGTTTGCAAAAGATGGAACTTATTATAATTCTGGGGATCCTGCCGCCGGTTCAAACGAAACTTGGGGAACATCAGATATAGTTGCAGGTAAGTCCTACACTCCTGTTGTATTTCATTATTACACTGGCTCACAAGGTTCATTTAATTTTGGTTCACCAGCATTTTCAATTTCATCAGGAAATTCTGATGCTAACGGATACGGAAACTTTGAATATGCAGTGCCCAGCGGATTTTATGCGATCAACTCAAAAAACTTAGCGGAGTTTGGATAATGGCTTATACAACTATAAACGACCCAACAATTTACTTTAATACTGTTCTTTATACTGGAGATGGCAATAATGGAAGAACTGTTACAGGGGTTGGATTTCAACCCGATTGGGTATGGGCAAAAGAACGAAGTAGTACATCTTCACATAAATTATCAGATTCAGTAAGAGGTGCAACAAAAGAACTAGAATCAAATAATAATGGTGCTGAGGGAACAAATAGTTCAGGGTTGCAATCTTTTGATAGTGATGGATTTACAGTAGGAACATCAGTTGCTTGGAATGAGAGCAGTCAAACAATGGTTGCATGGAACTGGAAAGCTGGTGGATCTGCATCATCAAACTCTAATGGAACAATAACAAGTTCTGTTTCTGCAAATACCACTGCTGGATTTAGTGTTGTTAAATGGACTGGGGATAATAATTCAACAGCAACGATAGGACATAGTTTAGGATCAACACCAAGTATTGTAATAGTTAAAAGAATAGATGCTACAGACAATTGGTATGTTTATTCTAAACCAGTAGGAAATACAAGTGTGCTAAATTTAGATACAACCTCTGCATCTGCTGCATCAGTTAATTATTGGAATAATACTGACCCAACTACAACTGTATTTACTGTTGGAGATTCTTTTCGGACTACTGGAAGTTTTATAGCCTACTGCTTTGCAGAAAAACAAGGCTACTCACAATTTGGAAGCTACACAGGAAATGGAAATTCAAATGGTCCATATATCCATACAGGTGGAAAACCAGCTTGGGTTATGATTAAAAGAACTAATGCTAGTGGAGATGCTTGGGTTATATTTGATAATAAAAGACCTGGATATAATCTTACTGACAATTTTTTAGAAGCAGATGCTAGTGGTTCGGAAGCAGTTGATAATCCTAATCAAAGATTAGATATGTTAAGCAATGGATTTAAAATAAGAGGAACTGGTAGTGCTACTAATACTTCTGGCTCAACTTATTTATATATGGCTTTTGCAGAAAATCCATTTGTAAATTCTAATGGTGTACCCAATAATGGAGTATAGGTATGTTACAGAAAATAGGATTTCAACCGGGTATAAACAAACAGCTCACGGCCACTGGAGCAGAGGGCCAGTGGATTGATTGTGATAATGTAAGATTTAGATATGGCACTCCAGAAAAAATAGGTGGTTGGAAACAACTAGGAGATGATGCTTTGACCGGTGCTGGTAGAGGACTACACCATTTTGTAAATAGTAAAGCTAGAAAGTATGCCATCATTGGCACAAACAGGATCTTATATGCATTTTCTGGTGGTGTATATTACGATATACACCCTATCAAATCTACAACAACGCTCACAAGTGCATTTACCACAACCAACGGATCAACATCTGTTACGATAACTTTCAGTGGAGATCATGGTATATCGGCACAGGACATAGTTTTATTAGATAATTTCTCATCAATCACCAATTCTAATTTCGCAGCTGCAGATTTTAATGATAAAAAATTTATGGTTACCACTGTTCCTAACGCTACAACTATCACAATCACGATGCCATCAGCAGAGTCAGGATCTGGTGCAACAACATCAGGTGGTATCAGAGTGCAACACTATTATCCCGTTGGACCAGCTGTTCAGGCAAAAGGTTTTGGTTGGTCACTTGGAACTTTTGGTGGTGAGGTTGCGGGAGAACCAACAACAACTTTATCCGCAGCGATAAACTCCTCAACAACAACCGGTATTATATTAGCAGACGTATCACAGTTTCCAGACACAGGTACAAATTTTATAAAAGTAGGCACAGAGGAGATATCTTATACAGGTATAAGTACATCAAATGAATTAACAGGTGTTACAAGAGAGGTCAGAGGAACGACCGCTGCATCTCATGGTGCAGGTGATACCGTAACTAGCACAACAAATTTTGTTGCATGGGGTGAAGCAGCATCGGGTGACTTGGTATTAGAACCTGGTATGTGGTCACTAGATAATTTTGGTGACAAAGCTATCTGTCTCATACATGACAGTGCTGTATTTGAATGGAACTCTGCAGCAGCAGGAGCAGAAAACACAAGAGCCACAATTATATCTGGCGCACCAACAGCATCAAGACACATGTTGGTATCTACACCAGATCGTCACTTGGTTTTCTTTGGAACAGAGACAACCATAGGAGATACCACAACACAGGATGACATGTTTATAAGATTCTCTGATCAGGAGGATATAAATACATACACACCCACAGCAACCAATACGGCTGGTACACAGAGATTGGCCGACGGATCACAGATCAGAGGAGCGATACGTGGTAGAGATGCGATCCTTGTTTGGACTGACACAGCGTTATTCACACAACGTTTTGTTGGTCAACCTTTTACGTTTGCGTTCGCACAGGTTGGAACACACTGCGGACTTGTTGGACAGAACGCCTGTGTTGAGGTTGATGGTTCTGCGTATTGGATGTCAGAAAATGGATTTTTTAGATATGCTGGTAAACTAGAATCATTACCATGTTTAGTGGAGGATCATGTTTACGATAATATAAATCTGGAGTCTGGCAACCAGATGGTATCAGCGGGCCTAAACAATCTGTTCGGTGAGGTCATGTGGTTTTATCCAACAACAGGATCATCTGTTGTAAACAGAATGGTCTGTTATAATTATTTTGATTCATCTCCACAGAGACCGGTATGGACTGTTGGCACACTTGCAAGAACAATGTGGGAGGACTCTGCAGTATTTGGTAGTCCACATGCAACAGAATACACTGCGAGCAACGATTCATCTTTTGATGTGGTGGGCAATACTGAGGGTAGAACAATATACTATCAACATGAGACAGGAACTGATCAGGTTCAAGGTGGTTCTACAACTGCGATAACTGCAAATATATCATCTGGAGATTTTGATATTAGTCAAAGAACAACCGCTCTAGGCCAAACTACAGGGGCTGCAGATCTTAGAGGAGATGGTGAGTTTATAATGAAGATAAGAAGATTTATACCTGATTTTATATCACAGACTGGTAATACACAGGTAACATTACAACTAAGAGATTTTCCAAATGATAGTCAAGCTAGCTCTGCACTTGGACCATTTACAGTATCGTCATCTACAAAAAAAGTTGATACACGTGCAAGGGCAAGAGCGATAGCGTTGAAGATAGAGAACACAGCGGTTAGTCAGAGTTGGAAACTAGGAACATTTAGATTAGATATACAACCGGATGGACGTAGATAATGGCAAAGATAGTACAAGTATTGACTAGACCTGCATCTGAATATGATTTAGGTACAGCAGAAGCACAGGTCAGAGACCTTGATGCGATTGTAGAAAAATTAAATACGACGTTTCAACAAGAATTAAAGGATGAGGTAGAAGCATTTAACTTCTTTTTAAATTAATGGCAAATAGTTTTATAAATAAAAAAGCAGATTTAACTACAACAGATCTAACTACACTGTACACAGTTCCTAGTTTTAAGACGGCTGTTGTAAAATCACTGATAGTATCTGAGGATGCCGGATCAGGGAGCACGATAACTATAACATTAGTAAACTCTAGTGGTGCTATATTTAATCTATTTAAAGACAAGGCAATAGCATCCAAAGCAACAACAGAACTTTTGACTCAACCTCTTGTTATGGAGGAGGGTGAGGTGCTTAAAGTACAGGCTGCTGACGCGAATGAGCTGCACGTCATAGCCTCGATATTAGAGATACAGCCAAGAGAGGTAACAGCATAATGAAAGTAATAGAACCAAAAGAAGTAATAACAACAATAACAAATATGAAGACAGGTGAAAAATATAAAGATGATGCTGACTGGAAAGCCAAAGGTATACCAGAATCTGACATAAGAAAAGATGTAAGAGTGATCATGCCTAGCCTTGATTTATTTGGAGAAACAAAATAAGATAGACAAATGGCCATAACTAGAACTCAAATCGCAAAACAACTATTAGCACAAGGTGGACGTACTGGATTTAAAAAAGGTAGAGATACTGATTTTCAGCAAAGAGGAATGAGTAAAGCAGATTATGCTGCCTCTACAAAACAACAAAATTTTTCTGCTAGAGATGATGGTCCTAATATATTCGATGAGGTTGCGTTAGTTACCGGCCCAAAAACTAAAACTAAGATTAAGACTAAAACTAAAGACAAAGATAGCATCTTTAATTTTGTTCCAAGTTTTTTAAAAGCTAGACAAAAAGGTTTATACAATCTTATACCAAATAACCCTAAAAGAGAACTTCAATTTTTATCAAATTTAAGAATAACTAATCCTGCAAAATACAATACTCTACCACAAAATTTAAAAGATTTAATTGAATCTACCGATCAAGATTTTGCTCCCTCTTTTAAAGATTCTCCTAAATTGTCTTTTGAAGATTTTGACTCTTTAACAGAATTTGATGATGGTGCTTTTGCACAATATGCAAAAGACAGAGGTTCACCTGGATTATCTGTTTCAGGAGACATGAGTAAAGTTGGTCTTAAATCTGTTCGAAGAGATAAATTTGGAAACCCTGTTAAAGATATGTTTGGAAATACTCTTTTTGACTATGATGAACCAAGAGGTGATAGAGGTGACCCCAGTATTTTATTACCACAAGGTATCATGACTGAAGCACCAAGCATTACGGAACCTGAACCAGAAGAAGTTGATATGGATGATAGATATTTAGCATTCAGAGCTGATGGTGGTAGGATAGGATTTAGAATAGGATCTGGTGAGGGTAAAGATGTTTCTGGTAGAGAATATGGAGGACCACCTGGTAAAGGAAGTGGTTCTAATGATAGAGATCGAAGAAGAGTAGAACAATATACAAGACCTCCTAAACCTCCTACTGGTGGTGGCGGTGGTGGAAACATAATACCTGATACCCCATCAAGGTTTAAAAAAAATATATTTGATACCTCTCCCTTAGTTGGCATTAACACAAAAAATTTAATAAACTTTGATTTATTAAATGATGAAGAACAAGACACTATGAAAATGGCAGGACTTAACCAAGAACAAGTCGATTATTTAAATCAAGTAGGTAAAAAAGTTTCAAAAGTAGACACAACCGGAGATTTTTTTACTTATGACAGTCCAGCAAATGTAAAATCACAACTAGAAAAATTAAATCCAGAATCAGAAAGTGGAATTTTTAGTAAAGAATTTGATCCAGATAAAATTGTAGCGGGAGATCCAAACACATACGCTACTGAAAAAGATGTGCAGGATTATATAAAAAGTGCTTTTCCAAACTTAACTACGGGTGGTAGAAAAGTAGGTTTAGCAGAAGGTGGCATGCCTTACGAAGGTGGGATCATGGACTTTGAATCAGCAAGACAGATGTATGGTCTGGGTAAACTTGTTAAGAAAGTTACAAGAACAGTTAAGAAGATTGCAAAATCACCAATAGGTAAAGCTGCGTTAACTGCTGCTACTATAAAATTTGGTGGACAAGGTTTAGCAAAAATTTTTCCTACTACTTTTGGATCAGCAGCAAAAAGTCCTTTTTTAAGAGCTATTGGTAAAGGACAATTTTTTGGAGACACAGGGATATTTTCTGCAGGAAAAAATTTATTATTTGGGCCTAGTGCCGTAGGTCCAAACGTGCCTGAAGGTATATTAAGTAAAATCGGACCTTTAGGTGCAATCGCTGGAGTATCAGCACTAGCAGGATTACTAACATCAAAACAAGAAGAAGAGGCACAGGAATTAGCAAGAGGTGAGGGTATAGATATAGAGGCAGCTAGAAGAATGATTTTACAAGCAGGAACCTCAGGAGATCAAAGAGGTCTGGCGTTTAGAGCAGAGGGTGGACCTGCAGAAGGTAAAGAACCAGTAGCTAAAAAAACTATGCCACTGTTAGATATGGGTGGCAAAGAGATGGATCTAAGAGAAGATGGTGGATTTGTGCCTATCGGACGTATGGAAAAGGCGGATGATGTCCCTGCGAGATTATCTAAAAATGAGTTTGTATTTACAGCAGATGCTGTTAGAAATGCCGGTGATGGAGATGTGGACAAAGGCGCAGAAGTTATGTATAACATGATGAAGAACCTCGAAGCCGGAGGTGACGTATCTGAAGAATCGCAAGGCTTAGAAGGCGCACGTAAAATGTTTCAAACATCACAAAGATTAGAGGAAGTATTATAATGGCTGTTACAACTACAAGAACCTTACCCGCACAATTTGTCGAAGATCTAGGAAAAGATCTAGCAAAACAGGTAGTGGCTCAATCAGGTGTACCTACAGTATCGGTTGGACTAGCAGGAATATCACAGAGACCAGAAGAAGATCCTAAAGATTTTGCAGCTAGACAACAGGCAGCAAGAGAATTTGAAACTAGACAACAGAGTCTAGCAGGACTTGCACCTCAGGTAGCAGGTCAAGATAGATTGCAAGGCATCGCGCAAACTATTGCAGAACAACAAGCAGGTGTTGGAACTGCTCAACAAGGTTTAGGAACTTTTCAACCATTTCTGACTGAAGCTCAAACAGCATTAGGTGGAGTAGGTGTGGGAGCACAAGCTTTTCAACAGGGCGTACAAGATTTCATGTCCCCTTTTCAATCCCAAGTTATTGACGCTACATTAGCGGAGTTTGATCGTAACAAAGCTATACAAGAACAAAGTATACGAGATCAACAAGCAGCTTTGGGTGCGCTCGGCAGTGGTCGAGCGGGAGTGCAACTCGCAGAGTTTGGCACAGGGGCTGCGAGAGAACGTGCGTTATTACAGGCCGGTCTCTTGCAACAAGGTTTTAATCAGGCAGCAGCACAAAGACAACAAGATATAACTAACAGAGGAGCGTTAGCATCGCAACAATTACAGTTAGGTCAAACAGCTGGAGGTATAGCGGGAACAAATATTGGACGTTTAGGTCAGTTGGGCGCACTGAACCAGGCGCAGGCTCAAGCTCAACTTGATGCACAGAGAGAAGCAGCAAGACAAGCTACATTCTTACCACAAGAACAACTAGATAGATTTGCTGGACAAGTAACAGGAATTATGGGTGGATACCCTGGACAATTCCAATCAACAGTTGTCCCTAATCCTACACCACTACAGACTGCGTTAGGTGTTGGTACAACACTTGCAGGTGTATACGGTGCATTTAAAAATCCTACAACGTCAGATTTTGGAAACGTATTTGGAAGAAAAACGATATAATGAATAGAATATTAAAAAGACCAATGTTTAGAATAGGTGGATCAGCAGGCACTGGTATTACATCAGGGCTAGATCAACCAAGAAAACAATATGCAAACGGTACACAAATGCCAACTTTTCAACCAGGTGGATTACCAGGTTTCTTAACTGGTTTTGGTTTAAATCTTTTAGCAACACCACCACAAGGTAATATATTTCAAACAGCTGCAGTAGCTGCAAGAGATCCGTTTGATAGATTACAAGCTCAACAGACAGCAGCTATGAAGACAGCATCTGACAGAGCATTTGCAAGAGAATTATCACAGGAAGAAATGGATTTTCAAGAAAGATTACAAAAAGAAAAATTAGCTGCACAAGAGAGAATAGCTGGTATAAAAACCACAGATACAACTGAAAGAATACAAGAAATCGCAGATACAAAATACGAAGGTGATATAATCAAAGCAACAAGAGAAGTTAATTTTGCAACTGAAACATATCCAACATTAAGCGCTGAATATGGAGAGGAAACAGTAGCCACAACTGTAATTGACTCTTCTGGTTTACAAAAACAAAAAGATCTTGATAGATTTGTAAAACAAAACCCAACATTAGCTCGTCAGGTTGTATACGATGTTGCAACAGGTAAAGCGATGAAGTTTGTAAAAAATACAGTTACAAATAAATTTGAATTAATACCTGCGGATTCTGCAGATGTAGATGATACGAGTGACACGCAACCAACACCAATAGAAAATCCAGGGTTGTTTGGTCGACCACCAAAACCAGGAAAAGAATTAAAAGAGATTTTACCAGATTTTGTAGATCCAGGATTTGACGAGGAATTTTACCAATAGGAGTAAACCTTGGCAAAATATGTCCCACTATCAAAGGCAGAACTAAATAACGACAGTAGTATATTTTCATCTGTTGCTGCAGGTTTTGCATCCGGTATTCTTAAAACAGTAGAGGGAGTTGTATCTCTAGGTGCAGAGCTCATTGATCTTGGAGCAGATACAAACAAAGCAGCAGAAGTAGAACAATTTTTTGACGACATAAATATATTTGAGGACACAGCACAAGACCGAGTTGCTGGTAAACTTGTAGAAGTGTTTACACAGATAGGTATACCAGGTGGTGTTGGTTTTAAAGCTGCAACTAAATTAGCTGATAAAGCAATCAAAGCAAAGAAAGCTGGTAATTACGTTAATCCAAGATCTAAAGCTATTCAAAATGGCATGAAAACAACACAATCATTAAATGAAAGAATACCTGGCAAAACAAAACGATTTGTAGCTGGTGTGTTTGGTGGTGCAGCTGGTGAGACTTTGGTTGCTGATGTAGAGGATATTGGAACGTTTGGTGATTTTTTTGATGGACCAACAGCTATAGATGATAGAGAGACTTTTGGTAGAGAAGAGGCAGGTAGAAGAATATTAAATAGATTAAAGTTTGGAACAGAATCTATATTTATTACACCTTTTGTTTATGGTGTAGGAGCAGGTGGTAAGGCTCTTGCAAAAAGAGGCAAAGATCTTGCATACAGTGATAGCGCATTTGAGAGATGGGTAGATAAATACATTGGTTCACCATTTAGACCAAGAGGTGATCTACCAACAGAGGTTTTTGAAGCAGAAATGGCAAAGTCTGGACTAAAAGCAAGAGATACGTTTAGAGCAAAAGAGATTGTAGAAAATATAACAAGAGAAGTAGATAAGATATTTCCTAGCACAGGTAAGTTTTTTGATACAACTACAAACAAAGAACAGGTAGATTTTTATAAAAAATTAAACGACGTGTTGTTTGAGGGTGATTTAAGTAAACCAATAAATCCAAAAGCATCTGATGATTTAATTAAATTATTAAAACAAAAAGAAATACCAGAAGAATCAATAACAAACATAGTTACAAATCTAAACAGTGCAAGAAACGAATTTACTAATCTTATTGATATACTAAATAGAAATGCAGGAACAAAGATTGCTGCAGGTGCAAAAGATTTACAGAAGATAATGAAAGATAGGATCGAGGGATGGCTGGGAGGCACATATAGAATATTTCAAAAGCCAAAAGGTTTATTTAAATTGTTTCAAAAATTTAAACCAACAGATGAGGCGTATGCAAATGCAATAAATTTATTTAGAAGATATCTTGCAAAAACAGATAAAAATAGAAAAACGCCATTTGATCCTGACAGCACAGACTATTATGAGAAGGCAAAATTTTTAGTTGACGATGTAATAAATCAAGCGCAAATTAAAGGTAGACCTGCAGGATTACCAGACATCACGTATCAAAATGGTACAGCCATGTCCAAGAAAAAAACTTTTGAGGGCATACCGGGCAGAGGTAGTAAAGTATTTAGAGAACTATTTGGTGAGATAAATGACCCAAGATACTCTATATTTAATGCAATGA